TTGGGAAAACGATTGATCAAAGAAGTACCTACTAGCTCTTTACCAAGGGAACGTATGGAAATTTATGGCGCGGAAGCTTTATCGGATCAGGAGCTTTTGGCAATCTTACTGCGTACCGGTCAACACCCTTATAGTGTGATGTCGATTGCTGGAAATCTGTTAAAAACGTTTGGAGGACTGGCCTCTTTACGACAGGCTACTTTGCATGAGTTAGAAGAGATTCGAGGGATAGGACGCGTGAAAGCAATCGAAATCAAAGCCTTGATCGAATTAGGTCGACGAATTCAGACGGATCATGAAAGAGCGGCTCCACCGGTTCGTACCAGCTACGAATTGGCCCAGCAATTGATTCTGGAAATGAAAGATCACAAACAAGAACATTTGGTTTGTATTTATTTGGACACGAAGAATCAAGTGATCTTAAAAAAAACAGTGTTCATCGGTTCGCTGAATCAGTCAGTCGCTCATCCTAGAGAAATTTTCCATTATGCTGTACGTTATTGTGCAGCAAGGATCGTTTTAGCGCATAATCATCCTTCCGGAATATATAAGTTAGTACACATAAATTATATAAGGAAATTTACTGTTATATTGCCATCTGGAAATACTATTATGTTATCGATAATTGAACGCCATAATGCATTTTTTTCTTCTTCCGAAGATTCTTTATAAATTTCATCGAATTCTTTTGATAGAATAAATTCGACATTTTTTATATCTATTTTAGCTGGCTCTACTTCAATTTCATTTAATTCTTTCATTAAAGCTTCTCGATCTTTTTTGTATTCCTCTAAGTCTATAACTTCATTCAAGTAGGCTTTCTTCAATCTATCTAATTTATTCTCAATATTTTTCTTACTATTTTTCTTTTTAATAATCTTTGGTTGTTTTTTTGAATAGTTTATTTGTATTTGTTCAAATTTTTGTTTAGTAGCTTCAAAAATATAACGTTCTAAATTTTTTTCGTAAAAAGCGCGCTTATTTGTGCAACGTAATTTATTATTTCTTCGTTTTACACATCTATAACAAGTCCTTTCGTATATAGATTCTGTACCGTCTTTTTTCTTATATCTTGCTTTAATAGTTTGACCAGCTACTGATCCCTGACAGTCAGAACATTTTAATAAACCTTTAAAAATGTAATCACGTTTTGCATTTGTTTTTAAATTTTTAGGTAAGGCTTTTTGAACAGCATAAAAAAGTTTTTTATCAATAATAGGAGGACAGTAATTTTTATTATTTCTTAATTCACCAATGTATTTTTTGTTCGTCAACATATTTTTAACACTTTGATAATCTCTAACGATTCCATACTGAGAGCCTAAATAATAAACAGTTTTTCTTAAACTACCACTAGAAAGAAAGTAGTTGAATATATCTATCACGATAGGAGCATCATCATTTATTACTAATTTCTTATTTTCTATAGAGTAGCCTAACGGAGTTTTCCCGCTTACTACTTCACCTTGTGCAATTTTATTTGCCATAACAGCTTTGATGCGTTCTGAATCAATTTGGGCTTCCAATTCAGCAAAACTCATTACTTGTGCAATGAAAGTTCTGCCATACGCTGTAGTTGTATCATAATATTGTTGAGAAACAGCATTCCAAGAAACATTGTGTTTTTCTAAAATTTCTTGAGTGTTTAAATAATGTCGTAGATTTCTAAACCATCTATCTAATTTTGTAAATAAAATTAGATCTATTTTATTTTCTTTTACATCTTGTAATAGTTTTTGAAATTCATCACGATTTATTTTTTGACCAGAAATACCACCGTCTACATATTCATTAACTACTTTCAAATCCTTGTGTTGTTCGATATATTCATAGAGGGTTTCTTTTTGTTCTCTAAGACTATCTCCATGTTTGGCTTGTTGTTCAGTTGATACTCTCATATATAATGCTACTCGTTTCATGTTATCTCCTTTCGAATGTATGTTCTTATCGTTGTAAAAGAAAAGCCCGAAGGCTAATCTTTTTACTACACATCTGTTAATTCTAATGATCTTCTGTATTGTTCAGCTTGAGCTAGTTTAGTAAAAGATACAGTTCCGTTATAATTTTCTAAAACAACTTTTTCAATTTCATCAAGAGATACTTTAAAGAATTCTTTTCGTTGATTAACTTTATTGACTTCGTTTTTTCTAAAATGCGAATGTAGTTGATTTTCTAATGTTGGTGCATCTTCTGAAAATATCATTGCATGAACATCAAATTCAAAAGGTACAGAAGCGCTACTAAGTTCCTTAATTCTATCCATAGGTTCTAACCGTCTAGTCATTCCTATTTTATAGACATCTTCACCGAAAGATCCGATATTACTGATGACATAAACATAGCCAGCTCTAGTATTAAGTTCTCTTTGCAATACATCTTCTTTGACAGTTTCTAGTTCTCTTAATTTCTCTTCCAGTTCTTTAATTTTATCAGCATAGAGTTCTTTTTCAACATCAGCACTAGCTTTTTGCATGTATGCCATTAACTTAGTTATCTCTGAGTTAAACTGTCGTTCTTCTTTATCAATGCGTTTCTTTTCACGTTCTATTTCACGTCTTACCTTTTCTTCTTCAATCATTTGTTCTTTTATTGCTTTTTGCTGTTCTTTTTCATCGTTAACTTTAACTATGTATGAATAGTTGAGTTCTAATTCTTGAAGTTTTAATTCAAGTAATTCTTTTTTGAATTCTGCTTCATCGTTTTTAAAAAGCTTGTTTATTTTATCAAAAGTTCTTATAATTTTTTCTCTAGTTGAATCTACGTTAGAAATAGTAAGTTTATTGAGAAGTCCAGTTATTTCTGATTCTAATGGTATAAGCATTTTCTTTTTAATATTATTAGCTTCTCTATTATTCAAATAAGAAGGAATATTAATTGCACCGTCTAAAATAAAATCCTTTTCTTTAATCTTTAATAAAGAAAGTTTGTTTTTTATTTCGGATGAAGAAGTTTCATCTATATTCGGAATAATTACTGATTTATAGATAGTGACCAGAGATGTGTCATATTTTTGATTAATTTCATCGTCTAACCGCTGGCTTTCAGCATTAAGAATATCAATTTTGTTTTCTAGCGTTGACAAGTTTTTATTCAATTTACTTATGTTTTTCTCTTTTTCAGATATAAACGTTTCCCTAGCATTTAATTCTTGAGAATATTCCTTTACCTTACTCTCTAAGGCAGAAGTTTTATCTTTTAATTTTTTAGCTTCAGATAATTTGCTACTACCCATAATTATTAAAACTATTCCAACTAAAAACAATAGTACTCCCATTCAAAACGCCTCGCTTCTTTTATAAAATAATTGTCAAAATCATATAAACCCTTACCGAAGTTGACGGCTCCGGCATGGGAATTTTTTTAAAATACAACTTTTCCGATAATTCTAATCTGTTCTGGCGATACAATTCTATCTTCGTATAAGTCGTTTATAGAACGTAAAATGATTGTTTGATTTTCGTAATCTTTATATATCTCTTTACATGTAACTCCGTCACCACCTAATTCCACAATAGCAATTTCCCCATCTTCTACGTCCGGTTGTTCTTTAACGAATACGAATTGTCCATTCCTGATAACAGGTTCCATTGAATCGCCTATAATAGGTACTGCGAAGTCAGCAGCACTTGGAACTCTCTCAAATTCTTCCTCTTCGACAACCGTATCACCGTAAGTAAGTTCTGTTGGATTGGCAGCCGAAGCCGAATTGTGAACAGTTGGGATTTTTTCTTTTTTAGGAAAATCTAGGACATTTTCTTGTTTTTGTTCTTCTAATCGATTACTTGCAAATTCATAGGTAGCAACTTTATTTTCGTCGTTAAGCTGATTATATATAGGAAGGATATTATATATCTGATTAGATATAGATAAATCAATATTCATCAAATCATCTATATCAACATTGAATATCTTAGCTATCTCATTTAAGGTTTTTAATTTTGGTGTATATTTTCCTTTTTCCCATTCGCTTATTGAGGATGAACTTTTTCTTCCTAGTTTTTCGGCTAGTTCTTGTTGATCAATATTATACTTTTCTCTAAGAAACTTTAGATTTTCAGCGAACATAGTAACACCTCCTTGAGTTAATTGTAACACCGTTTCGGAAAAAATGTAACAGGTTTCTTAGAAAATATTTTAGTGTTTTTAAAGAAGTATTTACGCAAAATAGAAATCGATTTCAGGAAAACTGAAATATGCACTTGACTTCGGAAAAACCGAAGTATATAATTTAGTCAGAAAGTTAAAGAGAGGAGGCGAATAAAATATGGATACCGCGAAGAAAGAAAAATATACATTGAGACAATTAAGAGCTTTAAAGGGTTATTCAAAAGAAGAACTGTCAAGGAAAAGCAAAGTGACATCAAGAACAATATTTATTTACGAAAACGATGTAGATAAAATGAGGAACGGAAAGTACGCCACTCTAGAAAAAATTGCTAAGGCATTGGGTGTTAGAGTTTCCGATATTTTTTTAGACCCTGATTCGGAAAAACCGAAATCAATAACAGGTGAAACAAAACAAGTCAGCTAGGAGGTGTGAATAGTGGAAGAGAAGAATATAAAAGTACCGACTCTTGAAGAATATACAAAAATTGTTGTCGAAACAGACGAGCAGAACCCGAAAACAATCGCAGTTATTACGGCGAATGATATTGAATCATGCGAAGGTTTTCGAGTTCGAATGACCCCTAGATATGATTAATGTTCTTTATCACGTGGAGGTATAGGATCGTTTCCAAAACTATCTTTTGATTGTATTTGTCCATTCTTTTTTTGGACAATAAACTCTGATTGCTGTTTTTTAGAAATCTTTTTACCATACTCAACAGCATCTGATTTATTATCAAATAGTTTTGTATCTTCGGAATTACCTTCACCACGTACAGCCCATTTGCCATTTCTAGGAGATACCCATTGATTTTTACCCATAACAATTCACCTCGCTTTCAAGTTAATTCTATTAAGAGGTGAAAAGAAAACAAACTGATGGAGGTGAGATTGTGAGTAACAAGCCAAAAATCACTTTGAATGGCACACCTAATCTTCAAAGATTAGCAGATGAAATGGCTAGAATACGTTCTAGACATTGGGGAGTTACTGTGGTGGCAACCATAATTGAACAAAAAGAAAAGCCCACACAGCCGGCAAGCAAGTAGTGGGCACCATAGAACAATAATATTATATCACACACTCGCCACTTCCGAAAAGAGGAGTTGCTGCTCTCCTTTCAAGTTTGCCAAAGTCCACGTTTCTTCATTTTGGCAACTCCTCTTCTTGGAGGTGGTGACGGCGAGAGACGAAGGAGGGATGACATGAAGGAAGAATCAAAAATAGGGATTTTGAATGAGAACAATTACACAAGATTAATTATTGAAACAGAAGAAGGGGAAAAAGTAGCAGAAGTTACATTGACCGATGCAACTCCTGCTGACGGTTATCGTATTCGATTAACTCCTAAATATGATTAACCTTTTGGTGGGTGTGGATCGTTTCCGTGACTATCACGGCTTTGAATTTTTCCATCTCTGCCATGAATAAATAGCTCAGATCCTTGATTTTTAGAAATCTCTCTAGCGATTTTTACTGCTTCTGATTTTGTATTAGTATGTGCAGTCGCTTTAGAATTTCCAGCACCTTTGACATTCCAACCACCATTGGAATTAGGTACAACATGTTGATTTTTTCCCATAGTTTTCACCTCCATTTCTATAGAAATATTTTATCAAATAGAAATGGAGAAATTCAATAAACGAAAGGAGGGATCAAATGACATTACAAGAGCATCAACACTTGATGCGAAAACTAAATCAGGAATACCACGAGGAAATGAAACCTAGATTGCTAGGGGAACAATGGCGTGAACGCCAGAAGAAGTGGTTAGAAATAAAAAAGTGACTCAGCCGTCCAAAGCAATGAGTCACAAACCAAAAATTATACCTAAGGAGATTTTATCACATGAATAAGAAAATTGAAAATCTTATCGAAGAATTGAAACGTGAATGCCAAAAGCAAGGTGTTTCTATTATTTGTACAGCCCAAAAAGAAGGGGAACTTAAAAGTCTCGTTTATGGTGAGACAACAGAAATTTTACTTTGTCTTGCTATGCAAGAAGAACATTTAGATGAAAATCTCCCATTGTCAGCACATATTATGCGTAGAATTGCTGTGGATGCTTACGAACAAGCGAAAAATGAAGAAGAAAATCAACCTTCAAATCATACTTTTGTTATTAATAACAAGGAAGATTTAGCTGATGTGATGACTCGTATTCTCAAGGGGGAATTTCAATGATGAATGAAAAAACAATTGATCTACTCATTATTTTATTTTTCACGTTAGTGATTGTAGCGAAAAGTTATGTAATCTTTGGCTTGTTATTCGCAATTACCATGCTTGTGCTTTGCGTGTTAGCAAGCAGAAAAGAGGTTAAACATGAACGAGTTAGCAAATCTTGACAACTATTTAACTGATCCTGATTATGCTAAACCACCATATGAAGCACCAATTGATGAGGAGGATGAAGATGAGTAAATCTACCTTAGAAATGAGCCATCAAGAATGGCTTGAAGACCGTAAGAAAGGCATCGGAGGTTCGGATGTTGGAACAATTTTAGGATTGAATAAATGGAAATCTCCTTATCAACTATGGCTAGAAAAAACAGGACAAGTAGTACTTGAAGAATCAGGAAGTGAGCCCGCTTATTGGGGTAATGTTTTAGAAGAAGTGGTTGCTAAAGAGTTTCAGGAACGTACAGGCAAAAAAGTACGCAGAAGAAACCAAGTATTTGAACATCCATTACATCCATTTTTAAGAGCAAATATTGATCGGGAAGTAGTGGGAGAAAATGCCATTCTGGAATGCAAAACAGCCAATCAATTTCTCGGTAAAGAATGGGAAGGCGAAGAGGTACCGCTTAGCTATCTCTGTCAAGTTCAACATTACATGAACGTTCTAAACAAAGACTATTGTTACATCGCTGTCTTAATCGGTGGTCAAAAATTTATCTGGAAGCGGATTGAACGAGATCAAGAGCTGATCGATACAATCACTGAACAATTAGTAGAGTTTTGGGAAACAAACGTTCTTGGAGGTATCGAGCCAATTATTGATGGTAGTCAAGCGACAGCTGATTTCTTGAAAGAGAAGTATGCAGATGTTGAAGACGTTCAAACGACGTTACCAATTCATTTCGATGAACTAGTTGAACAGAAAAACGAACTCAAACGGACTAAGAAAGAAATTGAATCAGCTATCCGTCAAGTAGACAACGAGATTATCAGCGAGCTAGGTAAACGTGAAGCCAGTATCGGTATCACTCAAAAAAACATCATCAGTTGGAAATTTGTCCGTACGAGACGTATGAACTCGAAGAAACTAGCAGAGAAATATCCAGATGTCGCAAATGATGAAGAGATTTATAACGTTACTGAATCAAGAAGGCTAACCGAAAGGGAGATCAAATAATATGGCAACAAATGAATCGTTAAAAAATCAATTGGCAGCAAAGCCACAGAAACAAGTTGCACCAGGTCAATTAGGACTTAAAGCTTTGATGAATACACCAACAATGAGAAAGAAGTTCGAAGAGGTGCTTCATGACAATGCTAATGCTTTTATGTCGAATGTTATGACTCTTGTATCTAATGACAGTTATCTTGCAGATAGTGAACCGATGTCTATCATGAGTGGTGCGTTAACTGCTGCAACATTAAATCTTGGGCTAGATAAGAATTTAGGTTATGCATATTTAGTTCCATTCAATAGTAAAAACAAGCAAACAGGAAAATGGGAAAAGAAAGCTCAATTCATGCTTGGCTATAAAGGATATATCCAATTAGCCCAACGATCAGGTAAATACAAAGCATTAAATGTGATCGAAGTTTACGAAGGAGAACTAAAAAGCTGGAACCGACTGACAGAAGAGTTTGAGTTTGATCCAAATGGTAGAACGTCTGATGAAGTCATTGGATATGTTGGCTATTTCGAGTTACTGAATGGATTCAAAAAAACTGTCTATTGGACCAAACAAGAAATCGAAGCTCATCGGATTGCTAACAATAAAGATCGCGATAAGACAAAGTTAAGTGGTGTGTGGGCATCTGATTACAATGCAATGGCACGAAAAACTGTTTTGAGAAATCTTCTTTCTAAATGGGGAATCTTGTCCATCGAAATGCAAGAAGCCACCACATCGGATGAGAGAGTCCAAAGGGTTCAAGAAGACGGCAGCATTATTGCTGAAACAGAAGTTGAAGAAGATATTCCTGAAAGAAAAGAAGCAGAGGTTATATCTGAAGAAAATGAAGATGTACAAACTGGATTATTTGATGCATCTAATCCGCCGTTAAACAAATAATGAGGGAGCTTTCTCCCTTGCTTTTCTAGAGGAGAAATACGAATGAACACAGGATATGTCAAATTACATCGAAAAGTGATGAATTCATTCGTTTGGACCAATCCTTATATGTATAAATTATGGAACTTGTGTTTGATGAAAGCGAGTCATGAGAATCGCAAGATACTTTTTAATGGAAAAGAGATACAAGTGAACAGCGGAGAATTCGTCACAGGGCGCGATGCTATCACATCTGAGATGAACGAAGGCGTGAAACGTGAACATCAAGTGAACAGCGGTTCTGTATGGAGATGGCTAAAACAATTTGAAAAAAACGGAATGTTGAACATCAAATCAACTACGAAATACAGCGTTATATCAATAAAAAACTGGTCTTTGTACCAAAGCAGTGAACAACAAATGAACATCAAACGCACAACAAGTGAACAACAAGTGCACACAAACAAGAATGAAAAGAATTATAAGAATGAAAAGAATAATAAAACATCATCGTCGCAACCACGCAAAAAGCGTGTTTACGACACCGACTCAGTTTACTACATTCTCGCGGAGGAGTTATTCAAACAGATTTGTCAGAATCAGGAAATCAAAAAGCCGAATCTGCAAAGTTGGGCAGATAACATTCGGAAAATGATCGAGATCGACAAGCGGACCGAAAACCAGGTACGGGGAATGATTGAATGGAGTCAGCACAATGTGTTTTGGGCATCGAATATTTTATCTGCTAAAAAATTGCGAGAAAAATACGACACAATGGCAGCGCAAGCAAATCGTGATTATAAAACAAAACAAACTAAAACGCTTGAATACGAGAAATTTAGCACAGATGAGTTGCCTATTTGAGAGGAGGCGTAGGCATGGAAACTGTTGGGGAAATCATGGAAAAGCTGATACAGAAAGTGCTTGTCCAACGTGGCGAATGTCCTGAATGCGGACAGCCTTTGTATGGATGGCGTACGAAGAACCCTGATGGCTCAGAACGTTGTAAGCCAACCTGTATGCAATGTGGGTATAAAGCATTGCGAGTTCAGGAAGACTTACAAACAGAACGAATTTACAACGAGAGCCTGAAAGCAAGAGCAATCAATTTTTTCAAAGGTGGTTCTGTTGTGCCTAATCAAGCGTTGTTTGATTGCACATTGCAGAATTATCAAATTGTCGATCAAGAAACAAGACAAGCGGTTGAAGTAACCAAACGCTTTGTTAATTCAGTCTTGTTAGGAAATCCAAGTCACCTTGTTTTAACTGGAAAACAAGGAACAGGTAAAAGTCACCTAGCGATGGCAGCGGCTTGGGAAGTCTTGAAGCGATCAAACTACGATAAAAAAATCTTATTTATCGGGTTACAGGAAATGCTGGATCAAATCAAATTTTCGTACAACAATCCTGAACTCAGAAAAACGATTGAGGGATCGTTGATTGCAGATATCAAAACAGCGGATTTAGTCATCATTGATGATATCGGTTCAGAACTAGGAAAAGATGCATCAGATAGTCGAGCGTTTGGCATAAACACGCTAAATTCGTTCTTGGATGCACGACAGAACCTAGCAACGATTATCACAACGAACTTGCTTGGTGAAGAACTGAAAAAAGCTTACGGTACGAGAACAATATCAAGAATGTTTGTCAACTCTGATGGATTTACGATGGTATTTTCTCAAACAGCAGACAAGCGCATAAAACCAGTCAAAGGAGCGATCGCATGAATTTGACTAAACAAGAAAAAAGAATCTGTCGTCAGATAATGTTGCAAATTATAGGTGATCGTGACATGGACGAATTATCTCAACAAGAGAGTCGAATGGTTCGGAAGATAAGTAAGCTAATTATTTATCGGGATACAGAAAGATTTCTCACTGTTTTAGGTAACGTCTACGAGAATCCAGAGTTATTGGAGGTAGAGTAATTGCCAAAAATATTAGATGCATGTTGCGGTAGTAGATTGTTCTGGTTTGATAAGAACAATTCTGACGTAACATTTATGGATTGTCGTCAGCAGTATGAAGAATTATCAACAGGTCATGTGATCAATGTTGATCCAGATGTGGTCGCAGACTTTCGCGATATGCCTTTTGAAGATGATGTGTTCGATATGGTTGTATTTGACCCGCCACACTTAAGACATGTCGGCGAAAACTCATGGCTTGCCAAAAAATATGGAAAATTAGACGAACTTTGGCCAGAAGACATCAGGCAAGGTTTTGCAGAGTGTATGCGAGTTTTACGACCTTCAGGAACATTAATTTTTAAGTGGAACGAGGAACAGATACCACTTTCTGATGTGTTAGAGGCTATTGGAGAACAGCCATTGTTTGGTAATAAACGAAGCAAAACACATTGGCTTGTGTTTATGAAAAAATTCAGCTAACGGAGGAAACAAAGGAGGAAAAGTAATGAAGATTGTATTAAATAAATGTTTTGGTGGCTTTGGGTTGAGCCATGAAGCAAAAATGGAAATTTTTAAAAGAAAAAATATTGAAGTATTCCCATACATCAATAACTTTAGCTATGACTCAGATGATGAATACACGAGATACACAGGCCAAAAGCTAGGTTCGATGGATTTTATCTACTATTTCAAAAAAGACCCGAAAATCGACAAAGTTACAGGAATTTATAGCGAAATTGACCGACTGTACGGAATTGCTGATGATTCCAGTTTTTCAAGTGATTCAAACAGAGGTGATAAGGACCTCGTTGCTGTTGTCGAAAAACTAGGAAGTGAGGCCAGTGGACCATATGCAAGTCTTAAAGTCGTTGATATACCCGATGGGGCTGAGTGGGAAATAAGTGATTATGACGGCGTTGAAACTGCACATTATGGTTTTCAAACAGGTAGTATTTAGTCCACTAATGACAACTAAAGAGGAGGCAGAAGGATGAGTGAAGATGAATACTTTGAACAGTAGTCTATTAACGACAGAGATTTTTAACTGGAAAGGGGTGTAGTCATGGACGCATCGGAAGTAGTAAATAAAATTAATAGTCTCAAAGAGGTTTTCGGAGACGTCGAAGTAGTGATAAACGCACAAGGCTATGACAACGGATTTTTTAAGCAGATTACCGACATTAGCATTCAGCAAGGAATGGAAGACGAAGATGGAAACTTTATCGATGAAGTAGCCATTTTAGTGACTTGCGAGTAAGTAATTGACAGCTAAAGAGGAGGCAGAAGGATGAAAAAATTGCACCAACTCATATCTGAGAAAGAAAGCGAACTCCAAAATTTAGAAGATAGTTTGGGATTGGGGTTTCCAATTGTTGAGCAAGCTAAAATGACTCAAATCAGTCATCTACGACTTGAATTGGAAGATTTAAGACAAATAGAAAAATCAATTCAACTCAACGACAACCAGAAAATCGTGTTGGAGTGGTTGAAAAGCGAGACAATTTTAACTAGAGAAGCACCAATATTATCTGTTAATGCTTTTTCTGATAAAAATTTACTAGGAAAATTACCTGATAAAGTACGCAAAGCTTATAAACTATTGGCTTGTAAACAAGAATATGAAGTCCTATCAGCATTCGCTCAATGGGGATTAGAACAGGAGGAAGCGGAATGAACAACAGACATCGCAGAATAACAAAACTAAGAAAACAGGAACTGAATGTACTAAAGACAAAGTTTGAAAAAGAATATGGAATTTCAGCAGAAAAAACATATAAAGCGGCAAGTCAGTTTGTTGCTGATGTAAGTGATGCTATTCGTAAGTTTGGAATTTCGATATTAAGTGATGATCGTAAATTGGAGGAAAAAGAATGAAACTAAAAGACGGATTTTACGCTAGTAGTCATGGTATCGGCGGTTTAATGCTAGATATGCCGACAAAGAACCCTAAAACACGTAAGAAACCAAAAGTCAAAGTCGGTGACATGGTTCGCTGTGAAGCTGAAGAGTTCATCTATCCGTTTCGTGGATATGTAGAGCATCTCTATAATCACTCAGCGATCATTCGTATTGAAAACACGATGGAATGCGATAAATGGACAGCTAAAAGCAAAGAGAATTTAGCAGTGGCTCGATTGGTGGATATTGAACTCATTGAAGGCAAATAAAAAAGACCCGTCAAGAGTCTTCTTTGCGAATAATATCAATACCGTGTTTTTCAAGTTGCTCAGTAGAGTTCTTAACAATTCTCATATTAAATTCCATTTCAAGGCAACGAATAAATTCTTCTCTGTATTCACGAGCAACGTTGGATGCTATTTTCAGGAAATCGTTTGGATCTTCTGTCAGCTCAATTTCGACTGGAGGATACTCCAAATCATTCAAAACGTATTCGGCTGCATTTTTCATAGCAGTGCGTGAATCAATAGTAACTTTCATAGTATCGCCTCCCAAAGCGATTATAGCATGGAAGTCTAATAAATAAAAAAGCCGGATCGCTCCGACTGATTCAATAAATCCAACACATTTATTATATCACATAAAGGAGCGGTTTGACTTGATGCAATTGTTACGAGAGGTAGATTTCAAACAGACAAGATGTAATGCGAGAGATGTGCTGAAGAACTTTCGGCGTTTGGAGCGGATGGCAGGTCGCTCTTTGATAGATATTAAGTCGCCGATTATTACGGATATGCCGAAGGCACCGAAGCACGGCAATAAGGCAGAGGACGCGATCATTCAGATGATGGATATAGAAGCGGAGAGAGACGCGATTTTAGCGGCTTTGATGGCTCTCAGTCTGATTAGCCGTCAGATACTCTACTACAGCTTCTGTGACGTAAACAAGCACTCTAATTATGAGATAGGGCAATTGATACGAGGATACGGAGAAAAGAATGTAGAGAAGCTGAAATCCATCGCATTGATCGAATTTGCAGAAGCATACAAAAAAGGTGTGTTAGTTCAGTATCGTTGATTTTGTAGGGTTTTTGTAGGGATAGTGTAGGGTTTTTGAGCGTTTTAACGTGATATTATGATAGTGTCGAAAGATTAGTGATAGGTCTGAGACAAAATAATAATAAAAGGAACATCGTTTTATTATTGTTTCACAATTAAGCTTCGATAGACAGCAACGGAAATATTAAGAATAAGGATGTGAATTTTAACTCCTTCTAAATTGTTCTTATTATCTATCATCCGTTGCTGTTTATTGTTACATACAGATCGCTTAGGCGGTCTTTTTATTTTGGCCGAAAACCTACATTTTCGATGGCCGATTATTGGAGGAGGAATAGCATGTTCAAACTATCTGAAATCATTAAGAAGTCCGACGTTGAGAAATTAGAGATGTTAAAAAAGAAGTTGAAGAAATAGCAGTCTCTTCGTGAGGCTGTTTTATTTTGCTCACAAAAATAGACCACTATCGGGTAATAGTGGTCAGGAATTAAATGAAAAAGATGTTAGGGTTGTTAGCTAAGTATAACATCATAACGCTTACAAAACAATGCAAGAAGGATAAATTATTATGAGAACTTACTGGTATGTGTCATTAAACAATAAATATCCGAAGCCAATGAAAGGACAGCATAGGCGTGTAGTCATGTCTGTTCAAATGAAGGCGAAGTATTCGATTGTAGAAATGATCAGAGAGGCAACGCCAGTAGAGATTGATTATTGCAAGCTAGTCTATTGTGGGTGCGGCCGTTGGAAAGAGGATCATGTGCAAAAAAATAGAGCAACGAGTCCTGATTCTCGTCAAGATGTATCGATTAGTATCAAGACGCCAGTATTTAATTCTGTTAAATCAGAAAAGCTAGAAAGTATCTCAACTGCTTTGGTAGAAAAAGCAGCTGAAATGAACTCCCTAGCAAATGAAGTTAGTCGTCTTATTTAGTCATATCGATAACTTGAGAGTCTTTGGTGATTCCGTTTTTTATAGAATTAATGGTTTGTTCAGCGGAATATTTAGTCAAGTATGTTTCGCTAGTTGCTACTACTTCATTGTTATTGGACTTAATAACGAAGTAATATTGGCCATTAGTTGCTTCTCTTATAACAAAGTACAAATTTTTCACCACCTATAATTTATTTCAGCGGACCACTCGCTGATAATTAAAATTATAAGCTATGTATAAAATTTCACAATATCAATTTGTCGCTGTGGCGGAAAGGGTAGACGCTAAGCATGTGTGCTAGGTCAATGCTTCGGCAACCATGCAAGGTTCGATTCCTTGCCAGCGACATTAAATGCCTATGACGGTTACGACTACCGAAAAAAGATCGTTAAGAAGCTATACGGTGCTACGTACGGCAATGTAGTAAGTGTGCTATCTGTACACCACCAAGCTTCGGTCACTGTGGCGGAAGTAGAAGACGCAGCGGTAAATGGCGAGTAGCCTCGTGAGAGCCTGGTAAGTTCTCGTGAGTGGTGCAATCCCACTCCAGCGACTTTAAGCAACCGAGGCATCGGCGGTTTAAAAATATAGGGGTGCGCAATTTCGTACGCGTTTTGTGCATCGTGCAAGTTACTATTACATATTAGATCACTCTTTGAGTGGTCTTTTTATTTTTGCACAAAGGAGGAAACAACAATGTATAGACCACAATACTTAGAACAGAAGTATGAAGTAATCACTGTTCATAAAGGTAATGGCGAAAAAGTATATGAGTATAGAAGACCAATAAAGAGCGATACATATAAACGNAAGGAAANCAATGAAGTTATTCCATTGTATGGCAAAAGAATAGCTAAGNATTAAATAAGATTGCGAAAGGAGANGGNACATGACCGAGGAATTCTATAGATGGNTATTACAGTTGANAAGAGAAGATCGTTTGGTTAAGTTCTATCAGTCTCCTAAATGGCGCAGGCTTAGAGAGAAAGCGATGAAACGAGATCACTATGAATGCCAAGAGTGTAGAAGACTAGGTAAGTATCATAGAGTAGAGAACGTTCATCATATAAAGGAAGTCAAGGATAGACCTGACTTAGCTTTAGATTTAGATAATCTTATTTGTTTATGTGTTGAACATCATAATGAAGTTCATGGCAGATATCTTACAGCGTTAGATAAACAAGAGAAGAAGATAGAAAGCTTCGCTAACTTCGATGCAAGTGAAAGGTGGTAAGTGCATGATCATCAATGACAATGGCAGAGAGTATGATACAGAAAAGATTGAAGAGTATTCATCTTATACTCAGGGATTAATTAAACGTTTGATATACGTTCGCTATGTAGGTATTAGGGATCTGTTATCAGATAACTGTTGTAGTAAATACAAAGTGAATCAAGTAAGAGAAGCGTTGAATAAAGATAATAACGTCGAAAGAATAAAAAATGTTTTTGGATATAGTATTGAAGAGATTAATTATTACATTGACTTCGCTGAAGCTTTCATTCCGATGGTGAGATAACCCCCCCTTAAAATAAATCGCAAATTTTTTGGGGGTGATGAAACGGAGGGGGCTGTCAGGAAAAGAGATTTTTTCGAACTTTATCATGAAAGGAGGGCTAAAATGTTTAAAAACGAATTGTCTCAAAATCGCTACAGAGAAAAATTACGCCGCTCTTTAATAAGCCAATTGGAAAGTCAGAAAACAAATATTGAGCCATTCTTAGATAATGTTGATCGTTATATCAGTTTATGGGAAACGGCGATATCACTGGAAGAAGATATATCCGAGAACGGCATTAGACTGGAGAATGGTAAAAAGAATGAATCAGTAGCGTTGCTTGTTTCTGTCAACAAACAAATGGGATTGATGTTGGATAAACTTGCCATTACTCCTGAATTGGTAGGTGAAGCAAATGAATCAATTCCTGAGTTATAAGCATATTGAAAATTGGTTCAAAGCTATAGAAGAAGGCACTATCAAGGTATGCAAAGAGCAATTATTGCTAAAAAATTATCTAGAAGAAAGAGTCTTTACTAGAGAAGATATTTACTTCGATAAGCAGATGGTAGAGGATTCAATCAATATACCAGCACAATACTTTCCATTCGAATTAATTCCGTGGGAAAAATTTCTACAATGTTTTATTTATGGTGTTCGATGGAAAAAAGATAAAACACTAGTGTTCAATAGATATCTTTCATTAATGGGACGTGGTAATGGTAAAACTGGTTTTGCTTCTTGGAACAACTTCTTTCTACTAACCGCTAAACACGGTATTAAAAATTATGATATTGATATCTATGCCAATAATGAAAGCCAAGCAAAGACTAGTTTTGATGATGTATTTAAAGTAATTAAAGATCATCCTGATTTAGATAAAAAAGTATTTAAAGCTACGAAGGAAGTTATTCAAAATATCGCTACAAACAGCAAACTTCGTTATAACACGGCAAATGCTAGAACAAAAGATGGGAAGCGACCAGGTGCAAACCGCTTTGATGAAATTCACGAAAATGAAGATTATTCAATGATAAATGTGGCTACTTCTGGTGGTGGTAAAATTCGAGATTATAGAGAATTTTATGATACAACTAATGGTCATGTTCGTGGTGGTCCGCTTGATGACATTATAGAAGAATCAAAAATGATTCTTTCTGGAGAACTTGGAATTGACAAGGATGGAGCAGAATTTTCTAGTTTGTTTCCATTTATTTGTCGCTTGGATAACGATAATGAAGTTGATGATCCCGACATGTGGGAAAAAGCTTGTCCAACTATTAATTACAATGCAGATTTAAAACGGAAAATGTTTCAAGAATACTCTCAAATGCAACGTAATGCTGGTTTAAGACTTACGTTCATGACCAAACGAATGAACAGACCTATGGAAGATACACGATTTGCTGTTGCTTCATATGATGATGTTCTGCATACGAAAGAAAAAGAATTTCCTGAAAAAATGGATGAAGTGATAGGAACAGTCGATTTTGCTGATAGACGAGATTTTGCCAGCGTTGGGTTGCTAGGAAAATACGATAAAGATGTTTATTTTACACAACATACTTTTATCCACGAATCAGCCCTTCGATTACAAAACATCAAACGAGAGGTTATAGATATTTCTATAGATCAAGGAAAATCACAGATCGTTCATGGAAAAAATATAGAAGCTGATTATATTGTAGGTTGGTTTCTTGAAATGAGTAATAAATATTATATTAAAAAAATCGCTATGGATATGTACCGTGCAAAAATATTGAAGCCCGCTTTAGAAGAAGCAGGTTTTACTGTGGAAATTGTTCGAAGCGGATCTGTTACACATGGTATGTTAAAAGATCTGGTTGATGACCTTTTTATTAATCAACGTTTATTTTTTGGTGACGATGCGATTATGCGTTGGTATTGCATGAATGTATATGAAGAGCATATTTCTAATGGAAATATACGCTATGAAAAAATAGAACCTGAAACTAGAAAAACGGATGGCTTTTTTTCATTCCTTCATGGTTTGAATTTTTTAGATGATATTTATGATTCTGCTCCTGTAACAGTCACAAATAGCTCAGTAGAAAATACAGGAACTGGATTTACTCCTCTAGTATTCTAACTTGAAAGGAGGTGAGAAAGTGGGGATTTTTCAAAAGGCGGTAGGATACTTCACAAAAAAAGCAACGGTTCCTTTAGAAGAATACTTTTGTAAATTGCAAGTTGATTTTGTGTATCGAAAATTTGCGATTGAAACTTGTATTGATTTGATTGCAAATGCGATGAGTAAAGCGGAATTCAAGTCATATGAAGATGGAAAAAATAAAAAGAATGATCTTTACTATAGGCTGAATGTAGCTCCTAATAAGAAAAATAATGCAACAGAATTTAGAAAAAAACTGATCAGGAGATTAATATTCTACAATGAAGTATTGATCGTTTCTCCGTCTAATAATTCTAGCGAAATATTTATTGCGGATAGTTGGGATGTCACAGAATATGCATTGAAAGATGATGTGTTTTCTCAAGTGCAAATTAACAACATAGTCCTTGATAGAGAATTTCTAGAAAGTGATGTTATCTATATAAAATACGCAGATCAACAAATTAGGCAACTAGTCGATGCGTATTATCAAGCGTATGGGAAACTCATTTCTAGTGCCATGAATGTTTACAAGCGCTCTAACGCTCGTAGATACGTACTGAAAGGGAATTTATTCCGACCGCAAGACAATACAACACAAGATCAAATCAATAAAATGATGACATCACAATTTAAGGCTTTTATGGAAGCTGATAATGCAGGTGCGGTATTTCAATTACAAAATGAGTACACATTAGAAGATTTCAGCGGAAACTTCCAAAGCAATTCAAGAGATATAAAAAACTTAATAGACGACATCTTTGAGATGACAGCAGCAGCGTTTCACGTTCCGAAAAACCTACTAAAGGGAGACATGAGTGGGTTATCGGATCAAGTGGACGCTTTTTTAATGTTCGAAATCATACCGATTGCTGAACTTATTCAGGATGCGTTTAACGCTAGTCTCTATGAAGTAGAAGAATACTTGTCAGGGAATTTTGTACGTGTGGATACAACTATGATCAAGATTACTAGCTTCAAAGATTTGGTTGACGCTATTGATGTAGGCATTAGAAATGGAGTATTTACAATCAACGAAGGAAGAGAGCGCGTTGGAAATGATCGCTCTGATAAGGCGATGGCAGATGAAATATTTATAACTAAAAACAATCAACAAGTATCGAAAGGAGGTGAGGCGAATGACGACAATGAAAACATTTCTAGCAGTAAAGAATGAAGGCGCAGTACCGCAAATTTTTATTCAGGGATTTATTGGTTCTAGTTGGTTCTTTGAAGGGAATACTGACAAGGGAATCAAAAATATTTTGGATAGTCTAGGTGATCAAGAAGAAATTGAAGTAGTAATTAATTCAAACGGTGGAGACGTATTTCAAGGGATTGCTATTGGGAACTTACTTAAGTCAAATAAAGCAAAAGTTAACGTTGTGATTAACGGCTTAGCCGCTAGTGCTGCTTCAATTATCGCAATGGCTGGCGATACTATAAAAATCTACAACAATGCACAATTGATGATTCACCGCGCTTCCACATACGGAGAAGGAAATGTCGATGACTTCCGTACGATTGCTGACCAACTGGAATCAATTGATAAATCGGTAAAGGCTTCATATAAAACACGATTCAATGGCACAGATGAAGCATTGCAAGAACTTCTTGAAAAAGAATCGTTTATGGATGCAGAAACAGCTTTGAGTTATGGATTGGTCGATGAAATTATCGATGCAGAAAATAGCTCAGGTACTGAAGCTAAAAAAGAACAAAGCGTTGAAGAAATTTTGAATGACGTTAAAGAAAAAAGAGCAGAAAAAATTGCTGCATTTACAGCAGCATTAAATAAAACATTTGGACAAGGAGATGTAAAATAATGACAGTTAAAAATTTAAAAGGTGTAACAGCTGCAAGCGACCAATTGATGAAAGCTTTTAAAGATGGTAACGAAGAATCTTTTAGCGCAGCTATGGTAAGCTTATCTAAGGAAATTCAGGATAAAATTTTAGAAGAAGCAACAGCAAAAAATCAAGATCAATTAGTATTAATGAACCGTGGTCAGCGTGTATTAACTACACAAGAAACAAAATTCTATAACGAAGTAGTGAAAAACGAAGGTTTTGCAGGGGTCGAAGAATTAGTGCCAGCTACTGTATTTGAACGTGTATTTGAAGATTTAGAACAATCTCATCCACTATTGCAAAAAATTACTTTTGTTAACACAACTGGTGTAACAGAATGGATTGTGTCACGTGGAGTCAATCCAGCATGGTGGGGTAAACTTTGCGAAGCTGTTAAAAAAGTTTTAGATAATGGCTTTGATGTAATTAACATGAAGCAGTTCAAGCTATCAGGTTATATTCCTGTATGTAAGGCAATGCTTGATTTAGGTCCAGTATGGTTAGATCGTTATGTCCGTACTGTTTTAGTAGAATCATTGAGAATTGCATTAGAACAAGCAATTGTTGATGGTACTGGTAAAGATATGCCAGTCGGAATGATGCGTGACATGAGCAAACAAACTAGCGGAGAATATGCTGAAAAAAAAGCAGAACCTATTACAGCTTTAGATGCTGTAACTATGGGCGGTTTGATGGCGCGACTATCAAAATTCAATATCGAAGGTGTGAATGATCCGATTTATCGTAATGTGAATCCTTCTGATGTGGTCCTAATTGTGAATCCAACTGATTACTGGTCTAAAGTATTCCCAGCTAAGACTGTACTAACTGCTAATGGAGAATACGTACAAGTATTGCCAGTACCAGTTTCAGATTTGCAGTCAACGGCTGTGCCAGAAGGAAAAGCAGTTATTGGGGTAGCCTCAGATTACTTCATGGGTGTAGGATCTACACTAAAAATTGAAGCTTCAGATGAATACCATTTTGTTGAAGACGAACGCATTTATCTAGCTAAACAATATGCAAACGGTCAACCTAAACGTAACGATAGTTTCATTGTATTAGATATTAGCGCTTTGGGAACTACTACTACAACTACAAAACCAACAACCACAACAACTACAACACAAGCGTAGGTGATCAGAATGAAGTATATTCTTTGTCAGCCGGCAATCAATCGGTTTAAATGGGAGCTTGAAGTTTGTTTAACTAATCTGAAGAAACTAGGAATCAAAGATATCGTATTGCTTTTCAGCAGACACGATGATCAGATTCCTATTTTTTTTGAGAAGGAATATGGTGTTGAAGTTCATGTGTACGATGATCTGCGGGACGACAAAGAGTATATTCCTTCGATTAAACCATATTTATGGTGGAAATATTTAGAAGAAGATCATTCGCGTGAGGACGACCGATATTTCTATATCGATTCGGATGTCATTTTCAATAAAAGAATTAATTTGCGCAAATTGCCTTCTAAAGATGATGTTTGGTATTGTAGCGACTGCTGTAGTTATCTAAGTCTTGATTATATTAGAAGCTGTGAAAACGGAGAAAATATTCTAAAAGATATGGCAAACATTGTAAATGTTACAGTAGAATCTTTGGAAACTATAAACACTAATTCAGGAGGCGCACAGTGGGTTATTAACCGNCCTAAAGCGAATTATTGGAAAAAGGTTTATCTGGATTCTAATCGGCTATATCGCTACCTTAGAGGGCAAAAAACAAATATACAAATCTGGACAGCCGAGATGTGGGCACAGCTTTGGAACATGATGTATTTCAATATTGGTCCTAAAGTTCACGAGGAATTAGACTTTTGTTTTGCTACTGATCCAATAGAAAAAGTTAAAGAAGTAAAAATCTTACACAATGCTGGAGTAACAACAAACGATGAAGATTTATTTTTCAAAGGGAGATACGTGACTTCTACGCCTTTTGATGAAGATTTATCATTTGTAAACAAGAAAAAATGCTCTTACGCATATGTTAAAGCAATTAAGGCGGTGGTTAGATGACGCCTGAACAAGTGACTGAAGAATTGCTAATAGCTGTGAAGGATAATATTTACGTTACCTGGAACGAAGAAGATGAGTCAATTAAAAAGATGATAGCTAAAAATGCTGTTTATCTTCAAAGTAAAGTGAGTACAACACTTTCTTTTTCTCCTGAAAGCTTAGAATACGGATTGCTAATCGAAAGATGTAGATACGACTGGAATCGTGCTTTAGATGAGTTTGAACAAAATTTCGCTAGTGAGTTATTAGGTTTCATTCAACATTATGCGCTACAAGAATATATTGCAGGTGATGTGAATGGCGAATAATCGTAGACTCGAAGAAACATTCAACGATGGTTGGTTAAAGATTTTGACGCAAACTACCAAAAGAAATGAACTAGGAAAAAAGATTGGTGTAGAAGATACAGAAATCACTTCTTTAAAATTTAGAAATCTTTCCATGAGAGATAGTGATATAACAGCTATGGATGCGATGGGATCGAAATTAACTAAGAAAGTAAAGACTCCATTTCATCCAATCGCCAAGAAATTTAATAAAGATCAATATTTTATCGTAATCGATAGTATGCGTTACAACGTTATCTATGCCGATTACGATAATTTTTATATCTATTTTTATCTTGAAAGTGTGGGTGAATATGGTGATTGATAATTCTAAAGAAAAAGAACGTTTAAATAAGCAAATTTCTGCTATCAAAACTTCCTTAGAAGAGCATTTTGGCCTCAAACTCTTTCAAGACTCCGTAGGCGAGGATGAGCTACCTGATGATTTTAATTACTTCATTCTCGAAACAGGAGAAATAGAAATGATCACTGAGCCAAAATATAGCGTGGGTCAAAATCTATATCTAACTTTCTATTCAGAAAATAGAGAAGATTTAACAGGAGACTCACTAGATATTATTTCATTGATTCAAAATCGTTCGATTCGTTTTCAGAGAATGGATCCCAATCATTTAAAACTAGAGAACCAAGATCGCTATATCGATCAATTGGTATTTACGTTTAGACGATTATTGAAGAGTGATTGTCATGGCTAAAAATAGTTGGGAGCTAAAAATAAATGGACATGATGAACTTCTTGTGCGGATGGAACGCTATTCAAGCGAGAGCGAACGACTGATTAACGAAGCATTGAAATCAAAAGGTTCGGCTATTGCAGTGGATAGGATTACAGAAAAAATTCCTGTTTCTGAAGCAGATTTAAGAAGAGGGCACCAACACGCAAAAAATAGTCGTCCACTTAAGACTCAATACATTAATTTGGGTTTCATCATTAGACCTACAAGAAAATTTGAGTATTTAAAATATCCTGATTTGGGGATAGGTACTTCTAAAAGAAATCAGCCGGACGAATTTATGAGAAGAGGATTAGGTCTTGCACTTGATCCAATTACAGAACTTCTGATTCGTCAATTCGATAAATTAAATAAATAGGGGGAACAACAATGGCTAAAACAAAAACTGTAGTAACAACGTTCGATAACGTAAGTATCAAACGAATTGCTTTTAATTTTAAGAACGCAGGAAATGCAATCGCAACGAATTGTAATGGACAATTAGATGGCGAAACAGAAATGCAAACGGTGGTTAAAAAATGTGGAGCGACAGAAGTAAAATCAAAATCTAAACCAATCAATATGACGGTAACAATTACTGCACATGTACCGATGGAAGTTTATCGACGTTTCAATGGGTTGAAACAAGATGGACGTATTAAACCAGGCATTTACTCTTACGGTCCTGATTCCGTAGGCGAAGATTTCTCACTTGCTGCAGAGATCGTGGATGACTTCGAAGAAAATAGAAAGTTAGTTGGTATGTTAGCATGCACTTCGAATACAGGATTAACATTCTCTATTGAAAATGGTGCGGATGAAGTAGCTGCGTTAGAACTAGAAACAAAAGTTATGCAAGATGAATTTGGTAAATTTTATCATGAAGCAATTGTTGCAGAACTTGAAGAAGACTTAACAGATCAATGGATGACGAATCTATCTGCTGATGTGATTAAAAAAACTTCAGTTGTGACAACTACGGCCACTCAATCACAGTAAAAAAAACGGAGGTAGCGAAATGAACGAAGATTACTCAAAAATTGAACTAAACGATGGAACAATTTTGAATTTAGAACCTAAACTGAATATCAAGAAATTATTGATGATCAATAGAGATTTTAACACAGACGAGTTTGCAAAAATGACTGTGGGAAAAGGATCCATGGATATTTCTGTTATTCAAGGTGCAAAGGCTGTGTATATTGCTTACCGCCAAGCGAACATGACTGATTATATTTCATTCGATGAATTTATCGATAAATGGGATTTTGATATGGCTACTGCCAGCTATATTTATCAATTGATGATGTTCAAACAAGCACGCGATGCTTATCAAAAAGAATTTGAAAAAGCAAATAAGGAAAAAAAGCTTCAAAAGTAAAAATGCCAAAGCTCTTAGTTGAAACGTGGGTCGATGTCTATTCGATGTTGACCGACGTTTTTTCTATGCCTTCAGATTTGGTTTTAAGCGATATCTGTTTAGATGACATTTTGCAAATGGCTTACAACAAGAGTGCTTATGAAGGATGGAAAAACTATGCAATAAACCAATCCCAGAAAAACTAAAGAAAGGAGGTAAAAAATGGCTAAAAAGAGAACAGAAGCAGAAGTAACNTTCATAGCTAACGATGACGGATTGAAATCTACGTTAAAAGAAATCAGTGCTGAATTAACTAAAAATAGAGCAGAATTAAAACTAGAACAAGCTCAATTACAACAGACTGGTTCTGAATCAGACAAGTTAGGAAGTAAATTATCTTCTTTAGAAAAGCAGTATGAATTACAAAGTCAAAAAGTTGAAGTAACTAGCCAACGTTTAGCCAATGCGAAAAAATATTATGGAGAAAATTCCACCGAAGTTCAGAAACTTGAAAGAGAACTGATTAATCAACAAACAGCGCAACAACGTTTGTCAAACGAAATTGATAAAACGAGTAATGCACTAGCTCAAGCAAAAGGCGAAATACAGACGTACGAGTCTACAATGCAACAGTTGGATAGCGAACAAAAAAATGTTCAAGCTAGTGCTTCTCTGATTGAATCCGAATACAAAAAATGGCAAGCAACTGCTGGTCAATCAGCTTCTGAAGCCGAGAAATTAGCGAAAGCCCAAGAATATGTTTCTCAACAATCTGAAAATGCGGAGAAAACGATAGATATCCTAAGACGACAGTTAGAAGCTACACAGTCTGAATTTGGCGCTACATCCACAGAAGCAATGCAGATGGAAGCGAAGCTTAATGATGCTGAACGTGAATTTGAAGAGTTAGGACAAGCTGCTAAAAATGTAGATACAACTAACTTGGACGATATCGGAAGCAAAATAGATATGAATAATTTAATGGAAGCTTCTGACGTTTTAAGCGACATTGGCGATAAGCTTACAGAATTAGGGAAACAAGCAGTGGACTCTGCTAACAGTGTAGGTAGTTCCCAGAGTAAGATACAAGCTAATTTTGGTTTGTCTAAACAAGAGGCTGAAGAATTAACGAATGTAGCCAGAGACATTTATTATAAAGGTTTTGGAGAATCGTTAGATCAGTCCACAGATGCATTGATTTTGGTAAAGCGTAATTTAGGAGATTTAAATAATCAAGATTTACAAAATATCACGGAACAAGCTATGGTCCTAGAAAACACCATGGGCGCTGATATGGATGAAACGTTACGTGGTGTAAATGGCTTAATGGTCAATTTCGGCTTGAGTGCTCAAGATGCAATGGATTTAATGGTTTCGGGTACTCAAAACGGTTTAGATAAAACGCACGAATTAGGCGACAATATGGCAGAATATAGCCAATTATGGAGTCAAATGGGATATTCAGCTGATGAAACGTTCGGAATGCTTCAAAATGGTTTAGATGCGGGTGCTTATAACCTTGATAAAGTCAATGACTTAGTTAAGGAAATGGGAATATCGTTAACAGATGGTCGATTTGAGCAAAACATGGATATGTTTAGTGAAAGTACTAGAAAAGCTTTTGAAGAGTGGAAAAATGGCGGAGGAACACAAAAAGACGTTATTAATTCCATGATTCAAGATTTTAGCAATATGGATGGTCAATACGACCAATTAAATAAAGCTTCTACAATTTGGTCTGCACTTGGCGAAGATAACGCGATGAAAGTTGTCCAATCTTTGACTGATGTTAACCATACATTTGATGATGTTAGTGGATCTGCACAAAAAATGAATGAAGATTCTACTACTCCGTTACAAGAATTAAACGGAAAAATAGCTGAATTAAAGGATTCATTAGCTCCTATAGGCAACACAATCATAGATGCACTCGAACCAGTAATTGATTTTCTAGGAAAGATGGCTGATGCGTTTAATAATCTTCCACAACCAGTACAGGATTATGCCGTAGCGATTGGCGGATTGACTGCTGCATTTACTTTATTAATGCCAATAATAGTTGGCTTCATGGCTCTAGGTGGTCCTACTACATTAATAATAGGAGCAGTTATTACTGTTATTGCTGGAGTTATAGCAATTATAAAAAACTGGGGCGCAATTACTGACTGGTTTAAGGGAATATGGAGTAAATTCACTGATTGGTTGGGTGGTACTTGGGAAAGTATAAAAGAAGGTGCCTCATCAGTTTGGGATGGAGTTAAAGAAACCTGGTCTGGATTTGTAGATTGGGTTCAAGATATTTGGCAAGGAGTTTCTGATTGGTTTGGAGAGCTATGGAGCGGATTAGTTGAAGGAGCTTCCAACATCTGGCAAGGAGTCCAAGAGACTTGGCAAGCATTCGTTGATTGGGTTTCAAATATTTGGAACGGAGTCAAAGAAGTATGGTCGATTATTTGGGCAGACATTGTAGGAATTGTTCAAATACCATGGACCTTAATAACGTCATTGATTCAAGCCGGTATTAATATTATCGTGGGTATTTTTGATGTAGCTGGACAGTTATTAGGCGCAGCTTGGCAAGCTGTTTGGACACCTATTTCTGATTTCCTTAAAAACACTTGGGATACTATGACACAATGGGTAAGCATCGCTTGGAATGGAATTGTAACTACATTCCATACTATATTTGATCCAGTAGTGGCATGGTGGAATGGTATATGGACAGCTATTAGTACTACGGCTTCAAATATTTGGAATTCAATTAGTGCAACAGCTTCTAGTATTTGGAACAGTATCAAGAATACAATCACTAGCTTGGTACAAGCAGCTGCTACAGTAATTCAAAATATTTGGTCAACTGTATCTAGTTGGTTAGGTGGAATTTGGAATTCAATCAGCTCTACAGCATCAAATATCTGGAATAGCGTGACTAGTAGTATAAGCAATGCTATAAACGCAGCTAAAAGTGCCATTCAAAGTGTTTGGAATAGTATATCTTCGTGGATCAGCGGAATTTGGAACGGTATCAAAAACACTGCTTTGAATCTTTGGAATGGAATTACAAGCACTATTAGCTCTAAAGTAAACGATGGAAAAAATGCAATTTCAAGCGGTTGGTCCAATCTAACAGGTATTGTTTCCGACATATTCAATAATGTTAAAAGTACAATTGCTAACATTTGGGAAGGTATCAAAAAGACTGTTAGCGCTCCAATTGATTGGATCAGAGATAAAATCAGTAGTATCTTTGATAATTTGAATATTTCTATACCACATATTCCGTTACCACATTTTAAATTGAGCGGAGAATTCAATCCATTGAAGGGGAAAATCCCAACGTTGGGTGTTGATTGGTATGCGAAAGGTAGTGTGTTTAATTCTCCGAATATTATCGGTGTCGGCGAAGCAGGACCTGAAGCAGTTTTACCTTTGAAAAGATCTGTGCTGCAAGAAATTGGTGATCGTATCTTGAGTAGCACATCAGTTTCATCTAGGGCACAAACGATTCAACCTGTGAATAACTACGAATTCAATTTCACAATTGATGGTAACGCAGATGAGGTTACTATGAAGCAAACAACTCAACAAATCATTGATAGCATTACAAAAGTTCAAAATGATAATGCTTCGGCATGGCGTTAAACAGGAGAGTATTTCTCCTGTTTTTTTAGTATTAAAAAGGATGTGAAAAAATGACTGATTGTATACATTCTATAATCGATGGATTTCCTGATTATTTGCATAAATTGGCTTTAGCTGAAAGACCAACCATACCTTCTCCAAAAAGACAGAGAGTTGAAACTTCTGTTTTAGGAAGGTTAGGTGGCTTAGTACAAGATTACTCGTTTGAAGACATGTCGTTTACATTGCACTATAACTATTTAGAGGATGTGGAAGACCATCAAGCGTTCAAGCAATCGTTTTATATCATGCGTCATTGGTTAAATTATGCAAAGAAATTAGAATTCTCTGATGATCCCAACGTCTATTATGTTATCCAGACTATCGATATTGGGGATGCAGAAAACGATATTGTTGAATGGGGAGAGTTCGATGTAAATATTACTGCGAAACCATTCGCAAGAGTTCAAGAAGATGTACCTATAACCGTAGATAAACCACAGTCATTTAACTTGCTGAATAATAGTTTAGAAGAAAGTTTTCCAAAGATTATCATCACTCCTTCAGCTACTTCATGCCAGTTCATCTTAAATGATTATGTGTTTAGTTTTGAAGGCTTAGTAGTAGGAACTGACGTAGTCATTGATAGTGATTTGATGCTTTGCTACGAAGAGCAATCGGACGGAGATATTTTAGATCGGTCCAACAAAATGAAGACCATGCAATATCCGACATTGCAAGTGGATATTAATTATTTTAATTGTACTGGTTTGAGCAAAATACAAATTTATCGTAATGGGTTAAGGTAGGTGAAATAGATGATCGATAATTTAATAACTATTTACGATAAAAACGACGCGAATAATTTAGCTGAACATTTATATGATACGCAAGGTTTAGGCGCTTTGTCAGACTGGTTAACAGCTACTGTTAGCAATAAATTAAACGGAGCCGAGATATTTCAGGGTACTTATCCAATAAGCGGAACTAATGCAGATTTGATTGTAGAAGGACGTATTATTCAGTGTTATGTAGATGAAAATCGAGCAAAACAGCGTCTACGGATTTATTATGCAAAGACTTCTGTAATAGGCAATACGATAGAAGTAAAAGCTGAACCTATTTTCAATGATATAAGAAAATCGGTGTTGAATAAATATGACAGNGGAACAGAAAAGATCACTGCTANTCAGGCATGGCAAAACGCAAAAGTTTTAGCGAAACCAGCTATCCCTTCGCAGTTTTCTTTCTCGTCATTAGTAGATACGCTTGCTAATGTGAAGATAGAAAAGGCGAATTTTTTAGAATTCTTTGGTGGAAAAGAGGGATCTATTCTAGATCGATTTCATGGTGAGTTTCTAAAAGATAATAACACATTACGTCATGAAAAAAGTCTAGGTACGGATCATAAAATCAAAGCGATTTATACTAAAAACTTAACTGGTCTTGACTTAGAGATTGATGCTCAAAGTGTTTTAGTTGGAGTTTATCCATTCATTAGCAGCTCTTCAGAAGGAGAAGACGAGATCACTCTACCAGAAGAAGTTATTTTCACGGATTACGTGGATGATTATCCTGCTGGATATGTTTCTTTTGTTGATTTTAAAGACAAAGCGACTGATGTAGCCACATTAAGGGAAGCTGCTAAAGACTGGTTGAAAACAAACATAGATAAACAAAAACCACAAGTGAGTGGTTCGATTGAATTAGTACCATTGAGGCATCAAAGAGGCTATGAAAAATTTGTTGATCTAGAAAAAGTTTCGATGGGTGACGGAGTAGATGTGTATCATCCACAGTTAAAAGTGAATATGTCAGCGAGAATTGTGGAATATACGTTTAATGTTCTAACCAATTCATACGATAAATTAGTTGTAGGAAACGTCAAAACAAACTTCTTAGAAAACACAGAGAATAATGTCAGCAATTTGATTAATGATGCCATTGATCAATTGAAAAACGGTGGCGAAATCAGTGATTTACTCAATGATATTGTAGATCATCAAACTGATATGATTACTGGTCAAAATGGTGGTTATGTTTTATTAGATCCTAAAGAAGCGCCTAGTCGTATTTTGATTATGGACACACCAGATAAGAATACCGCAAGGAATGTTTTACAAATCAACAATGCTGGTATTGGTTTTTCTAAAACTGGCATTAATGGAACATATGAAACGGCATGGACGTTAGATGGCGGATTCAATGCCTCGTTTATTACGGCTGGTGAAATAGTAGGAATTACTATTAGAGGTACTACATTAATTAGTGATGGTGCTGATTATAGAACAAGTATTGCTAATGGCAAAATGACTTGGTACTCAAAAAAAGTTAACAAAGATATTATGGAGCTAGAAGCACGTGATTATGTAAGTGCTGATGCCGGTATTGTATCATACACCATGAAAACTGGTGGTGGTTTCATGATTAGAAATCCACAGGGTAACTTGGTTTTTAGTACGTGGGATAATGGTAATAACAGACCGTTTCTATCTTTTGGTGCGCCCAATTTCAGGTATAGCAATGCTAGTTATGTAACTTCTGGCGACGGTAGTTCTTTAAGCATTAATGGTAGTGCGGGTAACTCATGGGAATTTAAGGTAGCTGGTAGGACTATGAAATTTACTAGTGATGGTATGCTAACGTTACCAGGTTGTTTTTTTGGTTCATGGGAAGATGGGAAACTTGCTAGGTTTGAACAATCAACGGTACAAGTATATAAAGATTTTACTGTTAGAGGTACTAAAAACTCAACTGTACCAACAGAACATTATGGACAACGACTATTGAACGCTTATGAAACTCCAGAATATTATTTCGCTGATTATGGGGAAGCCGTTACAGGTGACNATGGTAAAGTTCGTGTTGATATTGACCCCATGTTTGCTGAAACAGTAAATCTAAGTCGGTATATGACACATGTGACACCTACAGAACTAGTTTTGTGTGCTGTTACTCATGAAGATATTGACCATTTCATCATTGAAACTAGTAAGCCAAACGTATTAGTTAGATGGAATTTAGTGGCACACCGTCTAGGGTATGAAGATATTAGATTAAAAGAGGATACAGCATATGATAGCACAGTGCTTGACCAAAAACGTTTTTAAAACGAAGACAAGGAGGTATATAAATGGCTAGCAGTTTATATAATTTGGCTTTAGATTTCAGCAAAGAATTAAACTACACCAAAGCTATTATGGCTCGTCAAGGTGATAAAGGGATTACGGTGACGGTTAAACCGTTTCTAAATGGCTTGCAGATGGATACGAGTGGCGGAACATTTACTTTAAAAGGAACAACACCATCTAACCGTTACGTAGATAATGTTGCAACTAGTGTAACTAGTGAAGAAGTCACGTTTTCTCTTGATGGCACATTTATGAGTGAAGCAGGATATTATAAACACTGCTACGTAGAATATAGAAAAGACAATCAAATTTTAACAACGCAAGATATCATTTTTTTCTCACTAGGAGTGTCTGACATTTCGCAAGGCCAAGCCGATGAATATGTTTCGCAATTAGAAGAGTTGATTCGAAAGTANAANGAAACTTTTGATGCTTTTATGGCTGAAANNAAAGGTAGAGTGGATAGCTTAAATCAACAGATTACTGATTTAACTGGTCAAGCTAAAACGCTACAAGACAAGTTAGATGCTCTGAAAGAAGAAATTTCTAAGTTAGGTAACTTACAAGTGATGTACAGTAACAGCATTGATTTCGGGGGCTATGATTATTCGGGGAATCCTAACCTTAGCGCTAAACTTAATGCTTCAAGTTTTTCTTCAGGTACTGGCGCAACAGTCGCGGATGATAATGATGAAATTGTGTTCACCTTAGATGGCACAAATCAACTATCGAAGTATACTCTCAGAACACAAACACCTCTAGTAGAAGGAAAACAATACACAATTAGCTGTGAAATCATGTTAGAAACGGGTTTCACTGGTGACCCATCTGGAATAAAACTACTACACTCATACTTGCCTGGTGGTATCACTACTTTGCAGACAGATACAGTTCCTAAAAATGAATTGAATAAATGGCAGAAGCTTATTGGAACACGAACGGTAACATACGGTTCTAGCTTACCAAATGAATGGTATCCAGTATTTAAGGATATTCGGAACCTTAAGCCGTCTGGTAAAGTTAGGGTAAGAAATATCAAAATCGAAGAAGGCTCAACAGCTACACCATTCCAACCTAACTTATTAGCAGAACCTTACAACATGTGTCGCGAATATCCTAACGAAAATATTGCCGATCATACAGTTAAGTTCCCAATCGAATCTGGCGACCACCAAATATATCAAGGTTACACAGAAGAAGAGCTTATGATAGGTCAAACGTATACTATCACGCTTAAAGGAACAAAACCCGCAAGTCAAACCTTTGTAGCGTATAATCATTGGACTGCTCGTTTAGGAGAACTAAAGCCAGTTGATGGGTTGACAGACGTATGGTCTCTAACATTCACACCAACGAATGTTGTGGCGAGTTCACCTAAACTTTTTCGTGTTTATCAGTATCCACAATCAACAGTAGGCGCATGCCGGATCGACTGGCTCAAGATTGAAAAAGGCGACACACGAACCCCGAATATTAGTGAGTATAAATATCGTGGTACTGGTATGCGTGATTCAAACAATCCAAAAGATTATGTTTGGGATCTAGCACCAGAATATGTCGAAGATAACTTGGCCACAGATATTAAAATTTCTGAAATTACTGGTAAAGCAAACAATTATACCGATGGGAAAGTATCGGAGATTAATTCGCAGTTGACTGCTTCAATTAATGAAGTAGACACCACAGCTAAGGATGCTCAAACAAAAGCGAATGCTAATGCGACTGCTATAGATGAATTAGACAATAAGATCGATGAACGCATTAATGATACAGCTACTACCACATTAACAGTTACAAACGGGAATACCGGATCAGCAAAGCTTTATCGTGAAGGAAAAACNGTNACTATNTATTTTNTNGCNTTNAANGGNAAAAGCAGTGGTGGAAATGATTCAACGATACTAACAATTCCAGAAGGCTATCGGCCACCAATTAGTTTTGAGCAACTGGTTGGCTCGATAGACCGTTCTACTTTGAACAGTGCTCAGTTATCTATTGGTGCAGATGGAGCCATTAAATGGCGAAGAAACTCAAGTTATGGATCGGATTATACCTTTGCAATTACTTACACGATTTAGAAAGGCGTGAATCGATATGAAGGCAGCATATAGACCAATTGAACCTTACGGATTCGAGCAAATCATTGTGAATGATGAAGAACATTTACCGGAAGAATGCACAGAAGTCGAACCACCGATTCCAAATTGGAAACCGAAATTCAATTACTGGGAGGGAAATAAATGAAAAACATTTGGAAATATGGCCGTACTGGCGGAGAGTATGCAGGAAAAGTATTGGACGACATGCTTGTATCCGTTCCTTACACAGATCAGCCACCGCTCGAAGGGGTTCGTTCAGATGGCGAACCGCTAACGATTGCTGATCAGATGTTTGATCCTAAATTGAACCAATGGATTATTTTAGCGAACGCGTTAGATCACAACGATTTAAACAATCTCAAAGCGATGTACGAGGCTCTTGAACATGAAAACGGCAACCTAAAACAGCTAAATGCCAAACTCATGCTAAGCGATGTAGCGATTAAACAGGAAAATACTGCATTGAAAGAAAAAGCTGACAGTTTAGCACAAATCAATTCAAAAATGATGCTTGCTTCGTTACAAAATAGCAAAGACATTTCAGAAATTAAAGAGCAACTAAATCCAGCTTCAAAGGGAGGTGAGTAGTATGTTTAGTTTTAGCGATGTGAAAATGATGTATGATTGGGGCTGTTTTACTGACGATCAAGTTCGTCTATTCGTTCCACTATGTATCACAGATGAAGAAGCAGATAGAATTATTAGCAAAGAAGAGAGCGCATCTTAAGTGATGCGTTTTTTTGTTGGAAAGTTGGTGGAACATGAAAGAAGAAGCGCTCCAAGACGTTGTGGAGAGATTAGTAAGAATTGAAACAAAATTAGACAACTACGAATCACTTAGAGAAAAAGCTGATAGTGCAAAAGATTTGGCAGACAAAGCCTACTCAGTAGCGCTAAACAACGCAGAAGATATCAAAGAAATGAAAGCCAATAATAAATGGTCGTGGGGTTACATGATCGGTTTAGGCATTACGATCATTGGCTATTTCTTGACTAAATTGTAAAGGAGTTAAGAAGAAATGATTTTACCCGATAAGTATTATCAAGTCATTAAATGGACGGTTTTAACAGTATTACCAGCTGCATCTGTTTTAGTAGCCACGTTAGGAAAAGCGTATGGATGGAATGGAACAGATATGACAGTACTCACTATCAATGCAGTAGCAACATTTTTAGGCGTTATCACTGGTGTGTCTGCATATAACTTAAAAAAATAGGAGGAAAAAAATGAAGAAGAAAATCATTTTATCATTGAGCCTAATAATGGCTCTTTTTTTATTGCCAATTAACGGGTTCGCCTATACGATCAACAATGAATTTAATTTAGGTGTAAATGAAGGTAGCTCACAAGTAGCAAATAACCAATACATCCTATTGCATGAAACAGCAAACGAAACTGCGACAGGACGAAATGAAGCGCAGTACATGAAACGTTCTTGGTACAATGCCTATACAGCGTATATTGTTGGCGATGGTGGGATCGTTTACCAAGTTGGACAACCTGGTTATGTACAATATGGCGCTGGTTCATATGCTAATGCAAATAGTCCTGTGCAAATCGAACTGCAACATACGCACGATAAAGTAACGTTTGAAAAGAACTACAAGGCATATGTTGAATTAGCGAGAGATTCCGCTAATAAATACGGTATTCCACTTACATTAGACACACCGTATAATCAACCAGGAATCAAATCACATTTATGGGTAACTCAAAACATTTGGGGCGATCACACTGATCCGTATGGATACTTATCAGAAATGGGTGTAAGTAAGGAAAAACTGGCTTACGATTTAGCTCATGGATTTACAGACGAAAACCCAACGACTTCTGAGAACAAGCCTGTCATTGATCCAACCCGAGCAGGTGCAGCAAATCCAACTTTATCAGATGGAACGAACCATTCTCACATTGATCAGTTTGGAGAAATCGAAAATGCGAACTTACACGTCGCTGGATGGCACATCGCTAACTATAAATACGAGTATATTTTCATTATGGACTACAATACTGGGAAAGAATTAGCTCGAGTAAGAGCTGATGGAATTTATAGACCGGATGTAAATCAAGCTTATAATACTTCTGGAAANGTTGGCTATCATGTATCTTTTAACATGCGTAACTTCCCTAATAAGAAAGTCTATGTCATGATGCGGGCAACGAATGATCCAGAGGGAAACACTAAAGGCGGTGCGCAAGATTTCCATGACAAACGTTGGTATTTAAATATTCCTAAACGATAAAAATAGCTCCTCGTTGAGGAGCAGTACATAACTATATTGACAACTATAAAAATCATTCGATAAAATAGTGATGTTATCGCATATCTTCACTATCACCCATAATAGTCACACTCCAAGCTATGCGATAACAGGTTTGTTGCCACACATTCTACTGGTTGATTGTTTATGGCTTTATGTGGCAACAACCAGTACCCTTAGCTCAGTTGGTCAGAGCAGACGGCTCATAACCGTCCGGTCGTAGGTTCGAGTCCTACAGGGTACATTAACGTAGCCATTTGAATCGTTCTGTGTTAGAATTTTTTGAAGAGTATTATACAAGCTAAAGCTTTTCTTCATTGCCACTCAAATGAGTGGCTTTTTTATGTATCCTTTTATGGATTAATGAAAGGATGTTTCACATAGTTATATTTCTGTATATTTGAAAAGTTTTACTTTGATTTTTAAATAGAAAGACATTTGGGTTAAATTGTGAGATGATAATAAAGAAGAGTTTAAAGCGCACCCCAAGCCACTTCCCCATAAGTGTGTTACGCTTTAAACTCTTTTATATTTGAAGCTATTAAAAGGCATACCATATTTTTGAAAAAAAGTGAGAAAAAAGGCTTACAATTGGAGTGGTAGTTAATTAGTGACTTATTTTTGATTTTATAGCACTGATACTATAAAATATAGATATCATCATATTACACAATCTTAATACTAACTTAAAAAATATCTCCTTTCACAAGTATGGTGATAAAATTCGTTCCGGGCTACCTTTTTAGGTAGCCTACTTTAATCTTTGTATCTTTCTGGATCAACGAAAGTATACTTTATATAGTCATAACGCCGATGATCGCTACGTGCGTCCGGCACGTCAGTCACGATATCAAACAAAAAGTATACATCCTTCTTCATTCTAGTTTTCGCAGCAGGAATTTTGAAATAGTTCTTATTAGAATAGTAGAGATTGATTAATAAGCTATCTTCGATTGCTAAAAAGAAAACTTCTGAATCCCANACNTTATAAAAATCTTTGANAAATCTATTCGAAGGATCAAATTTAAACCATAATTGTGTTTTTCCTTCCATCANCAT